TCTCTCCTGTTGACGGTGCATAAAATTCTACAGTGTGTCCTGCCTTACGCATTGCTTGCAAAACATCTGCGCCAACTTCGTTGGCTAGAGTTCTTTTTGCTTGTGCAATAGCATTAGGCTGCCACCGTCCAACCATTTCAAGAGAACGAATGATATTCTTCTTTAGTATACCCATAAGATGAATAACATCCACCTTCATAAGCACAACATCAAACCATTTGATAGTTCCATCTTCCTTAAGAAGATGCTCGCTAAATCCACCTGCAATATCTTCAGCAACTGCGTTGCTAAAACCAATCGCCTTAAACATCGCATAGTTACCGCCTTCGTAGTTTTTATAATTAACCCAACGAAAGCGGATAGATGGATCTTTCGGCTTCACTTGCAACATCGCAGGAATATCAAAAGACTTAGCATCAATAAAAGGAAGATCAAGAATATCCGCCTCTGTCAAGTTAGCCAAGTCTACTTTAGTAGCACTCCGTGCCCTTGGACCATTTTGATCTTGTGAAGACGGCGGAGGAGTAATCTGAACATCTGGATTAAGATGATCCGTTGTTTGTTGACTAGAGAATCCTGCTTTATTCGTAGTTACTCTTACATCCGGTTGAAAAGGACTCTTAGCTTTACCAAGTACGTCAGTATTTGTATTACCTTTAGGAGTCATCTTATCCAAACGATCAATAACTTGCTGTGTTAAGTTAGATGACGCCTGCGAAGGTTCTGCAAGTTTCTCCTTAGCAAGATCGCTAGCATTAGCTAAATCGCTATCAATAGCGGCAGGATTAGAAGTATTCTTTATGTTCTTAGCGATATCATCAAGAGACTTAGACATACTTCAATCCACCTTTCGACTTTGCATAATCTTCAGGAGTCATTCCCCATTTCGCAGCTATTTGTAACTCCTGCGGAGTTAAATTATCTTCAAGCTTTGCAGAGGTATTACTATCTTTACGAATGACAGTAGTTCCTCCAGCCTGAATAATATTATACTTACCTTCTCTTTTGGCAGTATCAGTAGCAATTTCGTCTGCGTGGCGGCCTTTAACGAGATAATAGATATTCTCAATTAGCTCGTTAGGTTTACCTTTTTGCACAATCTGATATTTATTCCACTCTTTCTTAATCTCTTCTTCAAAGAGAGCAAAATGAGGGAGCGTATTTTTTGCATTCTGATACGCCATGTCAGCGGCTACGCCAAGTGTATGTAGTTGAGTTCCTGCGATGGAAGCTTGTACAATCTTCTTAATATTACCAGAAGGGTCTTCCATAAAAGAGACAGGATCAATATTGAAAGGATCAGGAGGAGGCTCAGTTTGACGATTGTTATTACCACCATTGTTATTACCATCGTCATTATTTTGACGATCCTGATTCTCTAACTGTGTGCGCGATGTAAGCGCAGCAAGGCTATCTTTGATACTTGATAAAGAATCAGTTACAGTTTTAAGTTCTTCTTTAGAAGCAACGCCGTCTAGTTTACCTTCAAGATTTTTAATTCTATCAGGATCTAAACCAGCTTCTTTAAGTTCTTCTGGTGTTACTTTTCCCCATGCCATTTTAATTTACTCCTGCTGGCTGATTTTCAGGCTTGGCAACTTTAGGCATGTTAGATTTTGTATAACCTTCTGCCTCTAACTGTGCAAGCTCTGCTTTAATCTTATCAATTACTTTAAGTTGTTCCGGTATCCCAAGAATTTCTTTAAGCTCAAAGAGCCGACCTCTAATAACATCCGAAACGTCTTCACGTTTATCATTCAGATAATTATCAGCAAGCTCAGTCAAATAAAGCGCTGTCAAATCTTCCAAGAATTTTGTGTAATGCGTAGCAGCATCATCAAGCATCCAATTAACGATTGCCGTTTTGTGGCTGTAAAGCTCCTTGAATGGCTGGAACTGCCCCCGCTTGTCCATTGCTTCCAACTGGGAACGCAGTTGATGTGCTCTGTTCAGTTTCATTGGGTCTGTTGCTGACATTTTCGTTGGCTCCTTTTGTTAACATTTTAACTACATTTAACTCCGGTTGTAATCTGGAAATATCGTCATGTCCAAAGTTTCTTAGAATACGGGACATTAGTTCGCCAGAGGCAGCGATTACACCAATAAGAAAGGTCTTTAATTCCGCAGGCATTTGTGGATTTCCAAGACCTTGAAGAATCTGTGCGATAGTCGCATGATGACGTTGCATTACTTGTACAAGCAACATATCATTTTGTTTTTCAAGTTCTTTATTAATGCTCGCATTCGCTGCTCTTATAGGAAGATCTATACGACCTTGGCGTATATTCTCTAATGCTTTCTTAAGATATTTTGCTTGTTCCCCGAAATATTTTAATCTATCTCCAACACCAAACTCTGCATACTGCTTTGCCGCTTTGCGACCGAGTTTAAGATGCATATATCTGAAATCGGTAATGTTAACATTAACTCTACGATTACCAGATTGCAGGACACTGAAAGTGCCCATAGCTGAAAGCTGGCCTTTTTTATTAGTAACATCTCCACCCATCGCAGACATACCACTATCTACGCCAGCTCTTGCTTTGGCAAGTTCTATAGTTAAAGTTTCTTCTTGAACAGAGCTAGGATAGGCTACACCAAGTTGATGAAGACCAAATTCTTCAGTAGATATTGGCAAGACTGCCATTGGATAAACGCCAAGGTTAGCATCTATCTTGTTATTACGGCCAACAGTAGCAACACTAGTATTACCAAGTGTCCTATTATCATTTCTCTGATTATGCCCCGTGGTGACTTCTTCTTGGTAATACTTAAGCATCTCAGCGAAACCATAACCAAGCAAACCGTCGTCAGTATAACCAAGCCTTCCGAACTCAAAAGGTTCTTCGTTATCTGGATAAAAATTAAAAATAGCGTTACACTTAATATCACTACTCTTATGATAAAGGAAGATAATTTTCCACTTAGCATCGTTATGCCAATAATAGAACCAACACTCGTAGATATCCCATTCTGCTAAAATATTAGCATGTTGGGCTTCTACATTTTGAAGTTGTTCTTTTTGCTGACGTTCGTTAGAAGCGCCATAGCGATCTGGAGACTTAAGAAGTTTTTCTTTATTTTCTTCAGAAAGCTCGAATAAGCCTAGGTGGATTTTTTCAAGAATTTGTTGCTTAGTAAGAGTATATTTATGATATTTGAATTGTGCTTTTTCCCAAGTCGGCGCACTTGCAGTGGCGCCCCAATCTTCGATTGGTATCTTCTCGGGCCTTGGCCCATCATATTTAATGAGTTCTGTTGTAGCAGGAGTTCCACTATTTTCTAGGGCCGGACCGGTCACCTTCTTTTCAATTTCTGTTTCCCAAGGCTGTTTAATAAGGACTGACCCAAACTGGATCATATCATTAGCTGCAAGGCTTTCAACTCTATAGAGATCAAGCTCCGAAGGCTCCATCCCCATTAAATTCATAAATAATTCAAACGCAGTTCTTTGTGCTCCGCCTTCTTCTTGTTCCGGCCAGTCACCAACTAAGGATGAGGTCCATAAAGGCATAATCTCATAGATAGTCCCTATGATACGAGCCTTAAGAGTATCAACATTCTCAGCGATAAGCTGAATGACCGTATTAGAAGCATTCGGCCAAGGCCAATCACGAGTTTCTTGTTCTGGTTGTCCTTTATAAAGACGACGAAATTCGGGAATTTTTTCGGTATGAAACTTATCATAAGCGTTAATCATAGCTTGCAAGTTCTCTTTTACAAAAAGATGCAAAGCTATATCTTCGTCGGCTCCAAAGGAAACCTTTATGGGTCGTGAGACGGGCATCAGTGATGCCTTTCTTAATATTATTTCTTTTCTATAATTTGAACATCTGTAGCAATTTCAACCTTGGCCTCATCAATTGGTAAGACAGCCATCATCCCTTTAGTTAGGGGAGAGCGTCTAAATAGTACAACTAGCACTAGAGATGATGAAATCATGCCAGCACCAATTGATAAGGACCAAGATTTAGTGCTTACTAGAGAGCTACCACAGACAAAGAGAAAAGTACTAAAAGCGCTAAAGAACATCTGAAATAACAAGACGACCCATTGCTGGACTTTTTTAGTCTCATATATTCCGAGGAATATATTTGCGATAGCAGTAAATGGATCGCCTGTTATACTCATCTTAGCCTTTAATTGGTGACGGCATTAACCCTTTAACAACTCCCCATACTCCAGCAAGAATAATACTTGCTGTAGGATGAGCGCCCCAAAATGCGGTGGCGGTTGGTGTTAAAGCCGCTACTGCTGCGGTTCCAACTGTAATTATAATTGGAATCCACGCTTTAAGTGTGTTCATCAACATCTCCCCTTTTTTATTCCTACCATAGAATAAGGAGGGGGGAAACTTAATAACCTTGCGAACCTACTTTACGCCGCTTAAATTGTTTAGCCTGTTGCGTAAGAAATTCTGAAATTTCTCTACTACTCATAGCGTCCATATCGAAGGTCTGAACACCGTAACCAAGAACATCAAGAATATCACGAGTAGCATGAAAAGGGTACTCCAAGTATTCGGAAATGAATTGCTCGTGTCCCGTGCGAAGACAATAAAACTCACCACGAGCAAACATAGGCTCAAGAGCATCAATACGATTAATTTTGGCATCCTTACTATTATCTTTCTTGAACTCATTAATCTTAGTAAAGGTCCACTTTCCAGCTTTCTTATTTGTTTCGCTCGCAACTTCTAAGTGGTACTTGAGCCATTTTTGCGCTCCAATAGTTTCAAGCCACGGTTCTTTGATTTTCCACTTTTCACCAAATTGAAATAGTTTACTAACCAAATCCGCATGAGAGGAATTGTCTGCATACAAATCCAAAAGATATACGCGAAAAGGCAATTCCAAAGTATAACCAAGAACAACAAGAGCGTGCCGTGAACGCCCTTCCGTTCCAGCGTGATTAGGGTCAAGCAAAAGAACCCGCTGTAAATGAGAAGGAAAAAGATTTTTGATAACCTGTCCATTTTTAGCTTCGTGTATTATCTGTACTCTTTTATCCCCCTTCAAGGGATCTACGGCTTGATATCGAAAATAATTTAAGTAAGACTCTTTAAATTTAGCATCAGTCGGAGGAACAGGGCTATTAAGAAATTGACAGCTAAA